TACGAGGATTACCATGAAGATTAGTCAAAAAACTCTAGGCCTATTGCAAAGCTTTTCCCAGATTAGTCCAAATCTAATTGTGAAAGCAGGCAATAAGCTCGCAACCCGAAATTCTGTGAATAGTATTCAGGCGCGAGGCTCTGTTGAAGAAACGTTTCCCACACAGTTCGCCATCTATGACTTGAATCAGCTGTTGTCATTGATTTCAGTATCACAGAATCCGGATATTGAATTCAGTGAAAAGAGTCTTACCATCAACTCTGATAGCGGTAGGATTGATTATTTCTACGCGGACGCATCATTGATTACTCCCCCGTCAGATAATCCCCCGCCACTTGAAGATGTGTATTCATTCAAGCTTACAACAAGTGATATTAGCACGATTGTCAAGACGGCATCCATTGTGTCGGCAACAATGCTGAACATTGTGTCAAAGAATGGGAAGGTTTCATTGTCAATCAACGACCCCAAGAATCCCACATCACATTCATTCACAAAAGCATTGGGAACATCTGATGCAGCATTCAATGTGAAGATGGCAATTGATAGTTTCAAGGTGGTGCCAGATGATTACACCGTTCGTGTGTGTAATGCAGTTGCTAAGTCAGGGAGCAAGGTGTTGGTATTTCACTTTGAATCTCTTTCAAATAACGTAACATATCTCATCGCAGCAGATTCAACATCGCAGGCGTAATATGGAAGCAAACCGTGAGCAGTTTCTTTGGGTAGAGAAGTATCGTCCGCGTAAAATTTCTGATTGTGTGCTTCCGAAATCTTTGCTGAACACATTTCAGGAGTTTATACATCAGGACAACATTCCTAATATGTTATTGACAGGAACAGCAGGAACAGGAAAGACCACGATTGCCCGCGCCCTGTGTGAAGAATTGGGGTGTGACTACATTGTTATCGGTGGGTCTGAAGAAGGTCGGAAGATTGATACATTGAGAACCACGATTAGGGATTTTGCCAGCGCAGTCTCTTTATCTGGTAAGGTGAAAGTTGTTATTCTAGATGAAGCTGATTATCTCAATGTAGACTCCGTACAACCTGCGCTTCGTGGGTTCATGGAAGAATTTAGTAAGAATTGTCGTTTCATCTTCACATGCAATTATAAGAACAAAATTATTCGTCCGTTACACTCACGGTGTACGGTGATTGATTTCAAGTTATTGAAAGAGGATAGGCCCATTGTTGCCTCAAAGTTCTTTAAGAGATTGACTGATATTCTCACACAAGAAAATATTCAGTACGATGCAAAGGTTGTTGCTGCAGTATTAAATAAGCATTTTCCTGATTATCGTAGAGTACTAAATGAGTTGCAACGGTACTCATCTTCTGGTACAATTGATGCAGGTGTACTTGCGGTCGTTACAGATACAAATCTGAAAGAGTTGATTTCATCGCTTCGTGAGAAAGACTTCACGAAGATGCGTCTGTGGGTTGTCAACAACATGGATAACGACCCCGCTTTATTGTTTAGAGCGTTATACGATAATTTATTGACAGAAGTAACACAGGTCCCCCAACTCGTTCTATTGCTCGCAGACTATCAGTACAAGGCGGCGTTTGTGGCTGATGCTGAAATCAATCTTGTTGCATGTCTAACTGAAATCATGGCTGCTTGTGAATTCAAATGATAGTCTCTACATTAGATGGAGAATTGGAGATTGCCGAAGAAGAACCATATAAAATTCCAAAGATAAGTCCTTTTGAGTTTGTTAATGCAATTCATTATACAAAACAAGAGTTAATTGTCGATGATAGGAGTGAAAAACAGTATGACCCTTATCTTGTTAATAAATCATTGAGTTTTGGGCTGGATACCATCATTCCAGCCAATGAAATGAACAGTCGTCCCCATCTTGGCAAGCGCCTTCAGTTTTCCTTCCTTATAAATACAATTAGACCCCGAAAGAGGTTTAATAAGTGGTTAAAGGCAGAGAAGATTGAAGACCTTGAGGCAGTAAAGCGGTATTATAATTATAGTACTGAGAAAGCACTTCAAGCTATGAGAATTCTAACACCTGACCATCTTAATACTATTAAGAAACGTTTATACACAGGTGGATTGAAAAATGACACATGACTTGATACATATTCCAAGTATTCCAGGATATAATGCCCTTGAAGTAGCTCTTATTAATCAAGATGATTTTTTAAAAGTCCGTGAAACGTTGACACGCATTGGCGTAGCTTCTCGCAAAGATAACACACTATATCAAAGCTGCCATATCTTGCACAAACAAGGACGATATTTCATCGTACACTTTAAAGAATTGTTTGCGTTAGATGGCAAGGCCACTGACCTGTCGGAAAATGATATGCAGAGGCGCAACACAATCGCCCATCTATTAGAAGATTGGGGGTTGGTTCAAATTCTTGATGCTGATATCTGTGAAGATACAGCACCTCTTTCTCAAATCAAAGTATTATCGTTTGGGGAAAAGACAGAATGGAATCTCGTAGCAAAATATAATATAGGAAAAAAGAAATAGGCTGTAGGGTGTTGGGAGTTATTCTTTAACTCATGTTATGCCGATTGTCGGGTAACACTAACACATTCGCTCCAAGGAGGAATTATGACAAGTACCTTTAATAGTACCTTTAATTTCAGCACAGCTAATAATCCGTGGGTAATTGGGTTTGACGAAGTATTCGCCCGCCTCAACCGTATTCAAACGGTTCAGGACCATGGTAATTATCCGCCGTTTAACATCATCAAACACGATGCAACTAATTTTCGTATTGAGCTTGCCGTTGCTGGTTTCAAGAACGACGAACTTGATGTGGAATTGGCTGAGGGTGTTCTTGCTGTAACAGGCAAAACATCTGACGTTTCTGACGAAACAGAATACGTTCATCGTGGATTAGCCAAGAGAGCTTTCGCAAGAAAGTTTACATTGGCAGATGATGTTTTTGTAAACAAAGTTTCATTAACAGATGGAATTCTTACGATTGAATTACAACGTATCATTCCTGACGAGAAGAAACCTAAAAAGTTTAAAATTTCATAATTAAGTAGCACCCTTCCAACACCCTACACCTGAGTATATTATGGCAATATCATGTATCAAACTTATCACAGGCGAAGATTTAATTGGTGACATCACACATGAAGGTGATATCTGCATTATTGAATCCCCTCTTTCCATTGTAATGGTCCCAACACAGCAAGGGTCGTTTAATGTTGGTCTGGCACCATACATGGTGTTTTCTGCAGCCAAGAAATTTTCTTTTCATCGTGACCATATTGTTGTTTCATGTGATGTCGCAGATGAACTAAGGAACGAATACCAGCGCATTACTGGTAGAGGTATAATTATTGCCTCCACTCCCAAGCTTGAATTACTTAGAGATTGACCTAGACGGGGGAGTGTAGTATATTTAATACGTGAGAGTAATACAAACATTCAAGGTCCGAGGTGACTGAATGACGCAGTTCTATACGAACGTTTTACAATATGGGAATAGAGTTTTTGCAAGAGAAGTCCGAAATGGTAAGAAGGAGTTACACAAGGTTCCATTTCGTCCGACAATGTTTGTCCCGTCAAAGACGGCGGGTAAACACAAAACAGTGTTCGGTGAAAATCTTGAACCTATTCAGTTTGGTGATATTAATGATGCGAAGGAGTTCATTAAAAATTATAAAGATGTGAAGAATTTTCCTATCTATGGAAATACTTCTTTTGCCTATCAGTACATTACAGAAACATATCCTGCTGAAATTGAGTATGATATTTCTCAACTCTCCATCTTCACGATTGACATTGAAACTGCGTCAGAGAATGGATTCCCCAGTGTTGATAACCCCCTTGAGGAAGTATTGTTAATCTCAGTACAGGATAATAATACTAAAAAGATTACAACATTTGGTGCCAAGAAGTTTGATGTAACCAACATCAAATACATTACAAACAAAAACAATTTCGAATATATTAAATGTCGGGATGAGGCGGACTTGCTCACAACCTTTCTACGGTTCTGGCAAATGGCTCAGCCGGATATTGTCACAGGCTGGAACACCCAGATATTCGACTTGCCCTATCTCATGGTTCGTATTCGCCGTGTGTTGGGTGAAGAAAGAGTCAAGGATTTATCTCCTTGGCGTATTGTGAATGATAGAACAATTAAGATGAATGGGCGTGAACATCTCACAGCTGACATCTTCGGGTTGAGCAATCTTGATTATTTTGACTTATATAAGAAGTTTACCTATCAAACACAAGAAAGTTATAAGTTGGATTACATTGCTCAAGTTGAATTGGGCAAGCAAAAGCTTGAGATGCAATACGAGACATTCAAAGAATTCTATACTGAAGATTGGCAACGATTTGTAGAATACAACGTCATTGACGTGGAACTTGTTGACCAATTAGAAGATAAAATGAAATTGATTGAGCTGATTATCACAATGGCATATGATGCCAAGTGTAACTTTACAGATATTTTTTCGGCGGTGCGAACCTGGGATTGTATTTTGTATAATCACTTGTCAGATAAGAACATTGTTGTCCATCAGAAAAAAGACCGTACTAGTGAAAGTAGAACTATTGAAGGTGCCTATGTCATGGAACCCACACCTGGTAAGTATGATTGGGTAGTAAGTTTTGACGCAGCTTCTCTGTATCCTAGTATCATCATGCAATACAACATGTCGCCTGAAACAATGGTTGATGGCGTCACAGCAGATTGTTCTGTTGACACTCTCTTAGATGAAGAAACTAATTATAAGACCTGGTTGGAAAATAAGAATCTTGCTATGAGTGCCAATGGTTATTGTTTCTCTAGAGAAAAACAAGGGTTATTTCCAGAGATTGTTGAGAGGATTTTCACTGAACGTGTGTTTTATAAAAAGAAGATGATTGCGGTGCAGAAGGACTATGAAAAAACAAAAGATGCGTCGTTGTTGAAACTCATATCAAAATATAATAATATTCAAATGGCTCGAAAGATTCAGTTGAATAGCTTATATGGTGCATTAGCCAACGAGTATTTCCGTTACTATGACGATAGAATTGCCGAAGGCATTACAATGACTGGGCAATACATCATTCGTCATATTGGCAAATCGTTAGATACATATCTCAATAAAATCTGTGGAACTACTGATAAAAAGTTTACGATGTACAGTGACACAGATTCGTGTTACATCACATTGGATGCCGTTGTAAAGAAATTCTTTAGTACACAGAGTCCTGAAAAGATTGTTGAATTCATTGATAAGATTTGTGAAGAAAAGGTTATCCCTGCGCTAGACAAAGCATGTGGAGAGATTGCATCTGCTACACATGCATTTCAATCTAAAATTCAATTCAAGCGTGAAGTGATTGCCGACAAGGGAATCTGGGTTGCCAAGAAACGATATGCTTTGAATGTGTTCAACAGTGAAGGGGTACAATATAAAGAGCCCAAGTTGAAAGTTATGGGGCTTGAAATTGTCAGAAGCAGTACACCGGGAAGTGTTCGTCAGTATTTGCGTGACGCAGTGAAACTTTCTTTGACAGGCACACAAGTTGACTTGCAAACTTTGATTCAAGAGTTGGAAACAAAGTTCATGAAAATGTCCCCCGAAGAAATTGCCTTTCCGCGAAGTGCCAACAATCTAGTAAAGTATTCATCGGCGTCAAGCATCTTTATCAAAGGAACACCTCTACACATCCGTGGGTCATTGTTACACAACACTTTTGTGAAGAAACAGAAGCTTGATAAACGTTATGAATTAATTAAAGAAGGTGACAAGATTAAGTATTTGTATTTGAAAGAGCCGAATCCCATTAATGAAAACTGTATTGCGTTTATTGGTAAATTACCAAAAGAACTTGACCTTCACAAATATATTGATTATAATACAATGTTCGAGAAAAGTTTCTTAGAACCTATGAAAACTATATTAGATTGTATTGGGTGGTCAACGTCCCCTGTAGCAACTTTAGATGATTTATTTTAATAGGAGAACAACATGACACTAATGGACAAGCTGAGAAAGAATAGCACAATTCGTGAAACTGATGTACTAACTGATTCAAAGTTCTTTACTGCTAAGGACATGATTCAAACCCCA